AAAATTTTCAACAAAAATGCTCACTCCGTTCGCTTCAACAAAAAATTTTAAATAGATCAAAGCATTAGAAAGAACAGATAACCTTTTTGGCTATAAGTTTTTCATAGAATGGGGGTTTATTACTTTCCCCCCATTCTTTAGAAAGATTTATAAATAGTAGTAACTACTTAACTATATGGCCGAAGAAATAGGAAAACCAAGCGAAAATGAATTCTTTGAAAAGGGAGATCCAAACCCCCCAAAAGCAGAACAAACGATTGAAGATAATAAGGAACAAGTTGCAGAATCTGATCTTAGCTTTCTTGAGAGAGCTGAAAAAGCTCATGAAGGAATGAAAGCAGAGAATGATAGGAGAGAGAAACTCTTAGCAGAAGAAAAGATAATGCTAGGGAAACAGATGTTAGGCGGTAGATCTAATGCTGGGAAAACAACAGAAGAACCAGTAGAAGAAACTCCAGGAGAACATAGAAGAAGAATAGAGAAAGAACTAGCAGAAGGAAAGTTTAACAAATGATAGAAGATAAGAAGTTAGGACTTAAAATCGCTGAAAACAAAACAGAAGAAACATGGTACAATGTAGTAGAAGGAATAGACGCAGATATTAAGGCTCTTAGATCTAGGATAGAAAAAGCAGAGAAAGATCTAACTCTGAATCAAAGAGAGTTTTATCAGAAGTTCAGAAAAGGAGCTAAAGCATCAATCGAACAAAATAAACAGACTATCAAAGTTCAGAAGGAATTTTTGAAAGTCGCAAAGCTAAAATTAGAAAATGCACATTAATTTTATACCCTATGGAAAGAAGGACGAAGTAGATCTATTATTAAGAGATATGCAAAGTCAGAAACACTGGATGCCTATGAAGAAGAAGAAACATAAGGACATGAAAATTCCAATCCAAGCACAATTAAGAGTACAGCCATTTGGGATTTATGAATATGTTTTCCCTAAAGAAGATCTAGATCTAGTACTATCAACATTATATGATAGTAACGATGCTTATAAGATTCCAAAATCAGTTCTAGCAATATTAAGAAAGGCTCTACATCTGAAGAAGATTCCAGAATATGAGAAGGGAGCTACTTACTTATGGATAAGAAATAATGTCTCTATAATACTAATAGGGATGCGAGAAGATGGAGAAATAGAAGGAAAACATGAGTTAGATCTCGGATGGACACATGAAGCGATTTAGGGAAAAGTATATAAATATCAATTTCTTAAACTTAGTATGACAAATGAAGCAGTGTTAAATGTTGAAACTGGATTACCTATTAATTTTACTTGTGCAGATGGTACAGGGATAGAAAAAGGTGCTATTTGTAAGATGTCTTCTCCAATGACTGCAGCGTTAGCTGATGGTGATAATGATATTGTTGCTGGAATAGTTCAAAGTGAGAAGAAAGCTAGTGATGGTATTACTTCTGTAGCTATTTATAGACAAGGAGTTTTTAGAGTAACTTGTTCTGGATCATTGAGTGCAGGGGATCCTGTTGTGACTGGAGCTTCATCAGGGGGAACTAATTATGTTGCTAAAGCTACTGCTGATCAAGAGAATGTTCTAGGAATAATGCTAGAAGATGCAACTGATGGACAAACTAAACTTATGGAGTTGAGACCAACTACCATGCAACTAGCATAAAATGGCTGATACTGCAGGACAATTAGATCTAAGAGGATTGAATATTGATAAGGTATCGAAAGATATGCTAGAAGAAACACTAATTTTTAAGAAAGAAGTTAAAGTTGAGAGTACAGATGCTCGTGAAGTAAGATGGTATCAGAAAACAAGTGGATATCTAACTGCTACTGCTGCAGCTAAGATCTCACCAGTTGCTTATGGAGCTAGACCTTTTGTTTTAGAACAATCATGGACTAGAAATACTAGTTATGTTAAGAAATACTTCTTAGAGTCTCCATTAATTAATATGGAAGATGAATCAGATAACGATGTTCAAGTTGTGTTAAACAATGCACAGGATATTACTGCTGCTATTGCTAATGACTTAGATGGAGATATATATAGTGTAGCAACAGAGAACGATACTCCTGTTAATATTAATACCGTAGCTGCAACTGCTGCTTGGGATGCTGAATCAGGACAAGATCCATATAAGGATGTCTCAGAAGCTCAGAAAGAGATTAGAGAGCAAACTAAGGACGGAAACTTGAGCTTAGCATTATATGTAACTGCTAAAGATTATGATAGTCTGAAAGTATGGCTAGTATCTACTAAAGGATCAAGTATTCCAGGATTCTCAAGTCAGATAGTAGAAAAGGGAACTATTATGATGTTTGATGGTATGAGAGTAGTTATTACTGAGAATGTGACAGCTGATAAGGCTCTAATTGGTGATTTGAAGAAATCAGTGGTATATAAGGAGTTCAAGGCTCTTACTACAATCTTCATAAAAGAGGAAGGTATAGGAAGAAGAATCAGATCATGGACTCATGGAATCGCACTTCTTGTTAGACCTAAATATAATTGTTTGATTACTAATACACAGGCATAAAATGACAGCTGATAATATAGTGAAATCTTATAAGCATTATTGTTTCTTATCAAGTGGAAAATTTACAGAGAGAGATTTTGATTCTGAAGTAAAGGCTGAAGATCCAGATAATAGTGGATCTATAAGAATGGGAGATATGAGTTCTGCTAGGAGAGATCTAATTATGAGTGATGCTAAGAGACATAAGGAAGATATGGAGAATAAATACCCTGATTTATGTAAACCTGAGCAGAAAGAAGAAGTAGTAGAGAAACCAAAGAAGAAAAAGAAGGAGAAAACAGATGGCGACTAATGTTCAAGATTTAGAGGGAGATACATTCACAATAACTAATTGGAATGAAGATCTAGCTTTAGATTGTGATTCTACAAGTGACGGAGAGTTAGCTGATGTTATAGGAAGTGTGATCAAGAACTTACAAGAACAAGGAATCCTTAAAGGGAGTGTGAGGCCATAATGGCTGCTGGAGATGTTACTATTACTATTGTGGCTAGTCCAACTGATGCAGAAGTTGATACAGCTCTAACTGCTATAAGAGCAGCTGGGGGAGCTAATGGATCTTATGGATGTTTCGCTCTTGATGGTAGAGTATGGTGCTGGGGTATAGAGGAAGCATAATATTTATTAATTCTAATTAGTTACTATTTCTATGACAAATCCAAATAAAGGAACAAAGGGAACTAAGGAGATCTGTACTAAATGGCCTATTCCCAATGGAATCGGAGCTACTGATACAGAGGATGGTAGGATAGCTAATCTAATAGCTGAGAAAGGATCTAATGTTCCATGTAAGGAAAAAGAGGGAATCTGATGGGGGGCAAAGGATCAGGGAGAATATCCAAAGTTCAGAAGATAGTAAATGATCACATGGATAGTAATAGGAAATCTTCAGGAGTAATTCCTTCAGATACTTATATAGTTCCTAATCATTCAGGAGATCACTCAGCTGGTAATGTCCAGGATACTCCCGTCGCTGATACAGATATAGCAAATAAAAAATATGTAGATGATAACTCTACTTCTGCAGCAGGGAATAACACAGAGATACAATTTAACGATAACGGAGCTTTTGGAGCTGACCCGGATTATATTATAAGTAAAACAAGTCCTCTCTTAACTATTGATTCTTCTGCAACTAGTCACGGCTTATGGTTAAAAGGGGCGGGAGCTATAAGGTTTAGTAATGACCCAAACACTACTGGAATATATGAAAATGCTGGTTTAAATTTAGAGAGTGGATCAGCATCACGTCCGATTAATTTCTTAATAAATGGAACTAAGAAAATGGAATTAACAACAGCAGGAAATTTAGATATGAATTCTAATAATATTTCTGAGGTAGGAGAGTTATTCTTTAATGGGGCTTCTAATTTCTCTATTGATGATACTGGGACAGCTTTAAGTTTTCAAGTTGGTGGAACAGAAGCCTTGCAAATTAATGATAATAGCGACGTAAAAATAACCAGAAATTCTTATGGTACAGGATTAACTATAGAAAATAACGGCTTTACAACAGAAGCTTTGGAAATTAAAAGTTCAGGAGTTACTCAACTTTCCTTTAGGCACGATGGTAAAGTTAGAGGACAAGCAGGAAGTAAAGCATCTCCTACTTTCTCTTTTTTTAATGATGGAAATACGGGTATGTTTTCCAATGCTGCTGATACACTTATGTTCACAGCAGGGAATCAGGAAGTAGGGGCTTTTAAAAATTCTGTCGGACTAGGGTTATTCGATACAACTCCTAGCTACTTAATTGATGCTAAGCAACAGGCAGATGATAACGGATTTAGGATATATGGCTATGATGATGTTAATTCTGATTTTTTAGATTTACATGTTAATTCTTCGGGAGAAGGAGTTATTGAAACTAATACTCAAGATTTAGTTATTGATTGTGGAACTGATAAGACTATTGAATTAACAGAGCCAGTTTACAAGGATATTAATCTAGGTGCTGCTCAATTATCTAGACCAACATCATCACAGCCAGACTTAGTTACATTTACCGACGAGAACGGAGCTGATACAGGGATACAGACTTACGGATTTGCTCCAGGAGAGAAGATACATGGTTCTTTTGAGTTACAACATGATTATAAAGAGGGAACTGACTTAGTGTTTCACGTCCACTTCCAGGGAGATGATGCTCCAACTGGAACAGATAAAGTAAAGTGGGAACTAACTTATACTTTTCAAAGAATGGGATCAACACTAGATGCTACAACTACAATTAATATAGAGTGTGATTATGACACCCAATACGAGGGAACGATTTGCTCTTTTGCGGCGATTAGTGACGCAACACTTAACATAGGAGACCAAATGCTTTTTACTTTAGAAAGAGTTGCTGCTTCTGCTGATGAGTATGGGGGAGACGCTAAGATAAGTACAGTAGGGGTTCATTACGAGGTAGACACACTAGGGAGTAGACAAATTACATCAAAATGACTGAAACAGATAAATGGACAAAGATAGACGACGAACACGTAAAGAAAGAAGTAACTAACGTAACGGATAGAATAATGTCTAAGAAAGAGTTACTACACATTAAGGCTAGATATGAAGCTTTAATAGCAGACGTGAATAAGGGTTTAGATCTATTACCAAAAGAAGAACTAGCAGAATAGAAAGATATATAAATAGTAGTTACTACCATATATTATGAGGGGTGAATACAAAGATAAACAGGTTATCATTAGAATGAAAGCAGACACACTCAAAAGAACATTCAGAGCTTTCCCCCCTAAAAAGGATGAAAGCATGGCCAACTATTTTAGTAGGCTATCTGAGCAATTAAATTCTAAGGAGGTAAAACAATGGATGAAAATAAACAAGAACAGCTAGATATAAGTGGTTGGGATGATTTCTCAGGAGAGTATCTAAAAACAGACTTAATAAAAGAGTGGCCAGTTACATTAGTTCCAGTGAAGATAGAAGGAACTTCTGAAGATGGTGTTGTAAAGCTAACCATGATCACTGAATATAATAAGAGAACATGGAAGCTGAATCTGAATAAGACAAATCAGAATTTTATTAGAGGTCAAGGAATCCCCTCACCGAAGGCATTAGTAGGGAAGAAGGTTACATTTGAGAAGATCAAAGTGAGAAATCCTCAAACTAACACCCAAGTAGATAGCTTTTCAATATGCAAGATAGAATAAAGTATGATATATTGAAGCCATGGGAGACATTGGATCCGTGGCAGAGCGAATATATTTCTACTAAGGGAAATTGTTTTTTATTATGTGGAAGGCAGTCGGGAAAATCTACGGCTGCTTCCATTAAATTTGGTCAAAGAGCTTTAGATAATAGAGATCATACAATCTTAATGTTGGCTTTTACAGAGAAACAGGCCTACGGATTGTTCTCTAAGACTCTAGCTTACATATATGAGCATAGAGCTAACCTTATTTGCACAGGAAAGGATGCTCCTACTCAGCATATTATCAAATTAAAGAACGGATCTAAGATCTTATGTTATGCTGCTGGGAAAACAGGGGCTGGAATCAGAGGATTTACTTGTGATAGTGTTGTCGTAGATGAAGCTGCAATGATGGATCGTGAAATCTTTGTAGCTATTACTCCTATGCTTAGTGTTACAGGGGGATCTTTAGATGTTCTATCTACTCCACAGGGTAAAGAAGGCTATTTCTATGAGTGTTCTGATGATGAGAGCTTAGCTGACAAAATCATGCCTGGATGGACTAGATTCTATGTTTCTGCTGAGGACTGCCCTAGACATTCAAAAGAGTTTTTGGACGCTGAGAAGGCTCGTATGACCGATTTAGAGTATGCTCAGGAGTACTTAGCTCAGTTTTTAGATCAGTTTAGAAGGGTTTTCTCTGATGATTGGATTCATAAGGTTTGTGTTCTTGCGCGACAAGAATCCCTTAGTAAAAGGGAAAGAACTTACTTAGGTTGTGATATTGCGCGACTTGGTGATGATGAAGGTACTTATGAAATTATAGCAGATGATGGATCAGGAGTGTATAAGCATAGAGAGAATCTAATTACTAAGAAAATGCTAACTAATGAGACAGAGGATAAGATCTTAGAGATAGCTAAGATGTGGAATTGTAAGAAAGTAGGGATTGATGCTGGTGCTGGAACTCTAGGTGTATCAGTTCTAGATCATCTAAAATTAACAGAGATCAAGCATAAGGTAGTTCCTCTAAATAATAGACAGATCTCTCTAGATGATGGAGCAACAACTCAAAAGTTCCTTCAAGAAGATATGTACTATCTTACAAGAAGGCTAGGATTTCATGGAAAACTACAACTTCTCGACGACACTGAGGTTATATTATCACTTAAGTCAATTCAGTTTGAGCATATAGTTAGGCCTGGAGTTCCTACTAAAACTAAGATATATGGGGTATATTCCCATGTAGCAGAGGGAATTATAAGAGCAGTCTATTTAGCTGAAAAAGAGAAAGTTTTAAATCTATCAGCATTCTCTTAATATAATGACAGAAACAGATCAAATTGATAGAATAGTAGATCAGCTAATAGCTATCAAAGCAAAGTATGAAAATCTTACTAATGATGAGATCCTTAAGATTCTAGAATTAAAATTAATTACTGATGCTCTTAGAGTATCACAGAGGGAATAATGGCTTTTACAGGAATAACAGCAACAGAAGCAGAGATCAATCAGAAGGCTGGAGCTAACGCTAGTGCTTCTTTTACTGATACTATGAAAACTCAGGCTCTACTGATGTATGAGAATCAGCTTAATTCTGCTGCTAAGTTCAATTTCTCTGATAACTATTCTACTCTAAACACTGATGTTCAAAACCTAGTAACTCAATACACTGCTTCTAGTGTTGCTATGGATATGATATCTTATGATATGGGAGTTATTGGACAGAGGGAAGCAGAGACTAGATTAGATGTTCTATCTGATAAAGCAGCTATTGCATACAAGATATTGATTGATAAGGATAAAACTGATTGGATGTCGGGAGTGACATAAGATGGCTGTTCCAGTTAAGTATAGGAGATCTCCTCCAATTAATTTATCATTTGATTGGACTGATGTTTCTAGTGGAGTTGGGTATGTTAGATATTATGGATATAGCACACAGACAGACTCAGGAGTCTCTTATAGTTTAGATACAAATGCTATTTGGAGTGATGAGCCTGAGAATGGAGATAGTTATGATCCTTCTTCAGCTGTGGATGTTAAGGTATTTGAAGCTGATTTTGAAACTAGCGAATTTGCTGTTTCTAGGACTATGAAGGGAACAGCTATTGTTAATATGACTGCTGGATTTATTGCTAATAGTTCTATGGCTGGACAGGGAATATATCTAAAGGCAAGTCTCTATAAGTATGATGGAGCTACAGAGACACAGATAGGCTCAACGATTCAGACTAAGGATTATGATGCAACAAGTTCTAATGCTTGGAAGAGTGAGAGTTTTACTATTCCTATTGACATAAGTTCTCCTACTCCAGTAGCTAAGGGAGATCTAATAAGATTAACTATAGAAGTATGGGGGAAGTCCACAATTCCAACAGGAATATCTAACTTCCAGGTTCTTCTAGCTCATAGTCCAACTAATACAGCAGACTCATTAGATCCATCAACTCAAGACTCAGAGCATAATCAGTTAATTATTTATATACCCTTTGACTTAGAACTTTAAGATGACAACTATGGATTTAAACGCAGCTCAGGCAAGTGATTACTCAGGCCTAGCTCCCTATACTATTAACTCAGAGAGTACTGATGGAGCTACAGGAATAGGTGAGACATCAGATATGCA